TGGTACACGAGGATAAGGTTTTTGTTTTAGAGGTGTTAAACAAGCTAAAAAGCACCTTAAATTTAAAAACAACTGCTCACGCTCTTGTGGTGTTAGCTAATAAATACAAATAAGATGAAAGAAAATAAAGCCTTTATCAGTTTTGAAAATGACAAAGCAGGATTAATTTTTGATGACAGCAATCACAAAACGTATCCGATAAAATACTTTAATGTCATTAATGGAGTTGGTGTAAAGCCTCAACTTGATTGTTCTTATTACGGGTATTGTTATAAAGGTGCAGGTGAAATCATTCAAGAAGATGATAGTCAAATGAGAATAAGCAATGGGATGTATTTCTCAAGCTCAAGCCTAAAAGCATTTTCAATGGATAACTCTAAAATAGTTGTCATTGAGGTACACCATACCAAAGGCATATATCCTGAAACTAAATACAAAGCAATGAATTTAGTAGGGGGTAAAATAGAATCAGAAGGACGTTTAAAATACATAGATGGCTGCACAGATTCACTATTGATACCACCAGTAAAATTAGGTGACCCTTGTTTTAATCACTTACACTTCCCTAGCAATATAAACCAAACACCACACACTCACCCATCAGCTCGTATTGGAATAGTAGCAAAAGGTAACGGTGAATGTCTAACACCTTTTGGTGATTTGCCTTTAACAGAGGGTATGATATTCGTTATAAAGCAATGGAATGGAATAGACCATAATAAAGGTCTTGATGGCAAATGGTATCCTGATGGAACACACAGTTTCAGAACACCTGAAGAAACAGGTATGGACGTTATTGCTTTTCACCCTGATTCAGATTTTGGTGCAACCGATGTAAATCACCCAATGATTAACAGGACAATTGTAGACGGTGTTCCTGCCAATAAATTAGAGGATATTAGAACTAAATAATATGATTGAGGATAAAATAGAATCAGCTCATAAAATATTAATGGAGGCGGATTCAATAGCTCAAGACGGTTTTAAGTTTGTTTTGTTTAGTGGTGGAAAAGATAGCATAGTAGTTTCCCATATGGCCAGTAATTTACTAGGTATTAAAAACGGGTTTAATGAAGAGAGCTTAGTTCCACCATATTTAAAAAAAGAAATATATTCAATAGAAAACATCTTAGGACTTGATGTTAATTATAGTTGTTTGTTAACACCTGAGAAATTTGTTAAACATTGGAAAAACCAAATACCACCAAAAAAATGGAAACCCTCTAATTTGGATTCTGTAAGACATTGGAAGTCAATACCTGCATATGCTAAAAAAACAGATTCAACTATGATGATATTTGGCAGACGACAGCAAGAAAATAATGTACCTAAACCAATATACTACAAGAAGAATTTTAAGCCATTACAGGTTCACCCTATATGGAATTGGACGTTAAGTGATGTGTGGTCATATATTAAGAAATATGATTTACCTTATCCTAGTTGTTATGACGATGGATATAATCATCTACTTACTTGGGTATCATTAGCACAAAAAAAATGGAACAATACTCATAATATGATTGAAGTGTATGAAGTCATAAATAAACACGCTCCTGAATATATGGAAGCAATGAAGGAGTATAATCCATACGTTAAAAAATACTTAGAACTGTAATGGCAAGAGCTAGACAAAAAGAATACATTGAGGCCAACGTGTATGAAGAGGCCTTAGACCGCATAAGGTACTTGTATGATACCTTTGATAATATAGTAGTCAATTTTTCAGCAGGAAAGGATAGCACGGCTGTATTAAATCTAGCCCTAATTGTTTCAAAGGAAAAAAACAGGGAATTGACTGTTAACTTTTTTGATGAAGAAGCTATACATCCACCGACAATTGAATACGCTCATAGGGTATGTGTTAATCCTTTGATAAAATTCAACTGGTATTGTCTTGAATTCAAGCACAGAAACGCCTGCTCAAATGAAGAGCCGTTTTGGTATTGCTGGGATAAAGAAAAGGAAGATGTATGGGTTAGAGAGATGCCTGACAACTGCATAACCAGCCACCCAAAGTTCACCAAAGGAATGAGCTTTCAAGAGTTTAGTTCTTTATTACCTGAAAAAGCTGACGGCCTAACAGCTATACTCACAGGTGTAAGGACTCAGGAGAGTTTTAGAAGGCTCAAGGCGGTGTCTACTAAGAAAAACGATAACTACATAGCAAGGGAAAGTCACGTTGCTCATTGCCACCCTATTTATGACTGGTCAAGTGAAGACGTTTGGCTAGCTGTACATAAATTCAAATGGGATTATAACAAGACATATGACATCTTTAATCAAACTAAACTTTACAACAAGTTTCTAGGTCAAAGGGTATGCCCTCCTTTCGGGGAAGAGCCGCTTCGTGGGTTATGGATATATGCTGAATGTTTCCCTGAGATGTGGGTTAAAATGTTAGGTAGAGTTAAAGGGGTTGCAACTGCTTGGAGATATGCCAATACAGAACTTTATGGAGTAGGTAAAAAGGTCAAGCCTGACAACCTAACTTATAGAGAATGGTCAGCCGTTATACTTGAAAGCTATGACACAGTAGACGTAAATAAAATCAAAAAGAATTTAAACTCTTTGATAAAACGTCACTATGATAAAACCAATGACGAGCTACCTGACGAAGAGGTACATCCATTAACAGGAACATCTTGGTCTTTTATATGTAAGATATCAATCAAAGGTGATTTTAAAGGACGAACAGGACCAGCCCTTGAAGGTAATGCTATAACAGCTCAAAAGAAACTAGGCATAAACTCCTTTGACGAAGCCGTCAGGATATATGGCAGCGAAGAATATAAAAACAAAAGATTTAAAAATAAATGAAACAGCCACTAGACAAAATCACTTGGTTAGATAGAGAAAAACTAAAGCCAAACAATTACAACCCTAACAAGGTAGCTCCACCTGAATTAAAGCTCTTGAAGATATCTATATTAGAGGACGGTTGGACACAGCCCATAGTAGTTAATCCTGATTATACAATTGTTGACGGGTTTCACAGGTGGACAGTTTCAGGGCATAAAGAAATATACGCTCTAACAGACGGGAAAATACCAACCGTTATGGTGGAGACAAAAGATGCATCACAGCAAAAGATGGCCACTATACGCCACAATAGAGCAAGGGGTACACACGGGGTTCTAGCTATGAGTGATATCATAACAAGTATGGTTGAAGAAGGTGTGTCAGGTGAGGACATAGTAAAGCGACTAGGTATGGAAAAAGAAGAGGTGGTCAGGTTATTGTTCAGGTCAGGTGTACCAAAGAGCGATGTATTCAAAGAAGCAGAATTTAGCAAAGCGTGGAAACCTAAGTAAACATTATGACAAAATCTGACATATTAAAAGAGACTCTAATAACAGCCTTAGAGAAATCATTAGGCGTAGTCACCACAGCTTGCAAGAATGCAGGTTGTAGCCGTGAAACCTTTTACAAGTATTGTAAGGATGATGAGGTCTTTAAAGAGAAGGTAGAAGACATATCAAATATTGCTTTAGATTTTGCAGAGAGTCAACTGCATAAGCAGATACTAGACGGCAATACCAGCGCAACAATATTCTACCTCAAGACTAAGGGCAAGAACAGGGGTTACATTGAACGTCAAGAAATAACAGGAGCTGAAGGAATGCCTACTAACTTCCAAATAGAAATCATTGACTCAATTAAAAATAAAGACTAATGTTGTATACCAGCATCTAGTCAATAGTGACAAAAAGATTGTAATTGAACAAGGGGGTACAAGGTCGGGCAAAACCTATAATATCATCTTGTGGATTATATTTGAATACTGCACAAGGAATAACGATAAGGTCATAACCATATGCCGCAAATCATTTCCTAGTCTACGGGCTACGGTGTTGCGTGATTTTATGTCTATACTACAAGCGAACAAGCTATATAGTGAGAGGTTTCACAACAAGTCTAATTCTGAGTATTATCTATTTGGTAACCTAGTAGAGTTTATATCCTTAGACCAGCCTCAGAAGATTAGAGGGCGTAAGAGGGACTTGCTTTTTATTAACGAGGGTAATGAGCTATTCTTTGAAGATTGGCAGCAGCTAGTATTTAGAACACAAGAGCGCATAGTATTAGACTTTAACCCCTCTGATGAATACCATTGGATTTATGACAAGGTAATACCAAGGGAGGACTGTGATTTTTTCAAGACAACCTATCTAGATAACCCCTTTGTAGAGGATTCAATTATAAAGGAGATTGAACGCCTAAGAGATACCGATGAACAATACTGGCAGATATACGGCTTAGGAGAACGCGCAGCCAGCAGGAGCACAATTTTTAAATACACAGAGGTAAACATTATACCACAAGAAGCTGAGTTAGTTGCTTACGGTATGGACTTTGGTTACACCAATGACCCTACAACATTTGTATCAGTTTATACGCAAGGCTTGAATCTCTATATAAAAGAGCACCTGTATAAAACCCAAATGACTACTCAAGACATAAACCTGTTCTTAAAGGCTGAAGAGCTTCTAGGGAAGCCAATTTATGCAGACAACGCTGAGCCCCGTTTAATTAGTGAACTGCGTAAGATGGGACATAACATAGCTCCTAGTATAAAAGGTAGAGACTCTATAAACGCTGGTATTGATTTACTCAAGAGGTACAAGATAAATGTGTTGTCATCTTCAACAAACGCAATATCAGAGTTCAGGAACTACAAATGGAAAGAAGATAAAGCAGGTATGCTCATAAATACTCCTGAAGACAAGCATAATCATATCATTGATTCCTGTCGTTATGCTACTTATTCTATCCTGTCATCCCCTAATTTCGGGCGGTATACGATATCTTAAAATAAAAGTTATAAAATTATTTGTGTATTAAGTAAATAACTGTATATTTACACCAGTAATAACAACAACAAAAACAGACACAAGATGAGCGCATTTAACGAGAACGATTTTTTACTAGAGTTAGAAGACACAATTACAGTAGAACAACCTGAAGATGTTTGGGAATTAATTCACCAAGAGATTGACAGAGAATGTACTTACTACTCAGATTGTTTTGATATTGTTAAAGCATTGAACTTTACAAGCTGGGAAAACAATGACTTCGGAGATATCACCAACATCACAGAAGCCGCTTTTGCAGCCTTATACGAATGGGTTCAAGACAACATCACTTTACCAGTAGAATAAAAGTTATTAAATAATTTGTGTATTAAATATATACTCCTTATATTTACATAAGTAATAACAAACAAAACAACGATTATGACACTGCAAGAAATTACCACAACATTGATTAGCAACTTCAACAGTAACGAGAAGCCTGATTTTTTAGCTCTACAAGCATTAGATAAACTACAAAAAGATTCTTTCGTTAAGGAAATCAATAGTAACCTAATGCAAATAATCAAATAATATGGACTTTGACTTTGACTTTATATACGGCAATGACACAATATACGTAACTGGTTCAGCAGGTTACGAAGGCACACGAGGAGACTACGACACGCCTTCAGATTATGAAGCGGTTTATAACCCTGAAGACATAGAAATTACCATAAGCGCCTTGGAACACTCAGTAACGGTTGATTGGTCTAGAATAGACAGGGAGTTGAAAGACGAAATTGTTAAGCAAATAGATATGTGGGTGTAATCGTCTAATAAATAAAATATACTTAATGTCTAAAAGGAGGCGGTCAGAAATGGCTGCCTTTTTTTATTTAAATTTGACACTATAAAATGACTAATTAAATACGTTATATAAGTATGGCAATTAAAATCAAGATACCCAGTTCATTAAAGGACATCACTTTAAGGCAGTACAAGAAGTATATGAAGATTGAAGACTCTGTTGACAATGAACGGTTCTTGAGTGCTAAGATGATTGAAATATTCTGTGGCGTTGAATTAGACAAGGTTATGCTATTACAGATGAAGGACTCTACTGAGATATCCAGCATCATATCAAATATATTTAACGAGAAACCCAGCCTTGTCACACGCTTTAAATTGAACGGCATTGAATACGGTTTCCAACCACAGCTTGATGAGCTAACTCTAGGAGAATACATTGACCTTGACACCTTCATAGGTGATTGGGAGAATATGGAGAAAGCAATGAATGTACTTTACAGGCCTGTCATCGTCAAGCTAAAGGACAAATACAACATAGACGAGTATGTAGTAGGTAATGAAGAGATACTCCTTGATATGCCAATGGATGCCGTATTATCCTCTATTTTTTTTTTGTGGAATTTAGGGCTAGAGTTATCCAAAATTATGACGAGCTCTTTGGAGGAGGGGGAGATAGAAGCCTTGACTCAGTATCTCAATTCTCAAGAAAATGGGGTTGGTATCAATCAATTTATGCACTCGCTCACGGAGATGTTACAAGATTTGAAGATATCACTAAACTAAAATTTCACGCTTGTTTTATGATGCTATCATTTATGAAAGACAAAAACGATTTAGAGGCTAAACAAATTAAAAAGAATTTCAAATGAGCAACGAAGGCGTAAGGGGTTTCTATCAGCTAACTGAAACAATCAAGACAGAGCTGCTACAAGACCAAAATATAAACACGGTAACCACAGGTGACATCACAGACGTCAACCTAAACAAGCAGGACATATTTCCGCTTGGTCATATTATTATTAATAACGTAACAGACGAGGAGCAAATACTAAGATTTAATATTACTATTCTAGCCTGTGACATTGTTAACCAATCAAAGGAACCCACTCTTGACAGGTTTAAAGGAAACAACGATGTGCAGGATATTCTTAACACTCAATTAGCGGTGCTTAACAGGCTTATTCAGCGCCTTAGAATGGGTACACTATACACAGATATGTATCAGCTAGATGGAAGCCCTAGCCTCACGCCATTTTATGACAGGTTTGAAAACCAACTGGCAGGATGGTCAGCAACTATGGACGTAATGATATACAACGACATTTATATCTGCTAATGGACTTTAACAACCTTGACGAAATACTGAACAGATACGCTAAGTATGTAGTACAACAAGCAAAGTCAAACCTGACCAAAGACCAAAAAGGAGCAGGGGCATTGTATAACTCTATATCATATGACGTTGAACAGGATGCAGCCGACTTCTTAGTAGACTTCTTAATGGAAGACTATGGCATATTTGTAGATGAGGGTGTTAAAGGTGCAAATCCTAGCTTGATAAAAGGTGGGGTACAAAAAGCACCGTTGAGTAAATTTAAGTATACAAACAAAATGCCGCCTATGCAGATACTAGCAGACTGGGCAAAGAGTAAAAACATAAGATTTAGAAACGCTAAAGGCCAATACCAAAAAGGCAGTAATAGGTCAATGGGTTTTGCTTTACAAAGAAGCATATTTGCTCAAGGGCTAAGGGGAAACAATTTCTTTAGTAAGCCATTTATCGCTGGATTAGAAAAACTACCTACTGATATGCTTAAAGCCTTCAGTCTTGATATAGAGAATGCAATAATACTAGGAACAAAGAAATAAGATATGCCAACTAATTACGGTTTAAGAACACCCCTCTACGCACAAGCAACTACGGGAAACAGTTTAATAAAATCTGCAAAGCTATCATTGAATATTGATGGGTCATTGATTTACGCCATAGTGAAAGATGTGGTAACGAGCGTGCCTGTGGTTTTTGAAATCGCTGAACTACTTAGAGACTATTTAGAGGTCACCCTTAGTGAAACCTTTGCAACCCCTGTTCCTCAGAAAATAACCTTTACCTCAACAATAACTTTTTACTCAGCAGTAAACGCAGGAGGTAGTGCGGTGGGTTCTCCCGTTACTACATTAGGCGGGGATGGCTACGAGGGGTACAGCCTTTTTATTGATGGCACAAACTCATCTATCCCATATCGTAACAGAGCTTCTAATCAAGCTACTTGGTTACTAGCAGAAAAGACTCCTGCAACAGCGGCTACAAATGATGACTTTGTAATATTTGTTCCTGAAGGTTATTCGGGGTATGCAGGTCATATGGATTCATCAGGAGTAATTTCATATCAGGCTTACACTACAACCGACACGAGTATAAACATAAACAGCATACTTCTAACTATTAAGAGAATAAACTGCACTAAATACGGTGTAGGAAATAAGGTCACATTTGTAAATAGATTTGGGGTATTGCAGGACTTATGGTTTTTCTTAAAAGAAGTCAAAGCGATGACCAAGACAAACGAAAGCTATAAAGCAAATACGTTGTCATATGATTCAGGATTACCCACTTATTCCCAATCAGACCCTACTGTTAAAATCTTAAACACCAAAGCAAAACAGACTCACCGCTTGTCTAGTGGCTATTATCCTGAGTGGACAAACAAGTACTTTGAGGAGCTATTATTAAGCGAGAATGTATGGCTAACTAGGGAGAGAGTTCAGCAGCCTAACACGCCTGAAATCATTCCTATTGTGGTTAAGACATCTAGTATAACATACAAGACTTCAGTAAATGACAAGTTAATAGAATACACCATAGACTTTGAGGATGCTTTTGACTACATAAACAACGTAAGGTAGATGCAAGAATTACAGCTATATATTGAAAGCGACAGGCTAGATTTATTTAAGGATGAA